AGTTGCTTGAACTAATAATGATGTGTAAGTGCAATTATTGGTTTCATAAGTTCCTTCACTAATATATATTGAGTAATTATCTAACATTAAACTGAATAATTGCTTAATTCCTTCTTCTGCTGATGAATAACTATGTATTTTTTCATTTTTATTATTATATATATTATAAAGTAAACCTTCTTTAGAGAATGTTAAATCTGGTCGGTCTTTTTTTGTAAAATTTCCAGATAAATAATTTAAGTTAGTTATATTTTCAAAGTATCCAATAGTTGCATTTACTTTACTTGCATTATAAACATCATATTCACCCATATTGATATTTCCAGACATAGAAAAGCCAGAACTATCTAATACTGCTTTCCCATTCTGATAAAAGTTAGTGGCATTTACATCACTTCCATTAATAATATGTTTAACTTTCCTTAAATCAATATTATCCTGTGGTGTCCAAGATAATGCGATAGTTGAACATAATAGTATCAATACTCCTAATAAAATAAACTTAGTCTTCATTTTTTCTTTGGTTTACTCTTGGATTTTGCTTTCTTATTGCTCCTGTTTCTTTTGCCATCATCTTTAAGATCGTCTTTCAAATCTTTTACTCGTTCTTTGGATTTTTCGTCTAATTCAGATACATCAACAGTATCTTTCTTTTCTTCCGCAACTTCTTCTTTCTCTTCAGTTTTAGGTTTTTTCTTTTCAACCTTTTCAAGGTCAGGATCAAGATGTAATCTGCCGAGAGTTTTCAAGACTTCAAATTCTTGTCCTGGAAGGACAGAAAGCCAAGTTCCGTCAATCTTAAGATGTTTTGTCCGTTTTGATATATTTTTAAATTTCATTGTTAGTACCTCATTTGAATAGTTTATTTGCAACTAATATCATGCCTGCACTGACTGAAGCTGCAATGCCTGAAACAACAGCAACCATTCCCTTAAACCTCAATCGAAACTCAGTATTTTTTCTTACAGCAGGTTTAATATCGTCTTTAAGCATTTCAGAGAGATTATCCATCTTCTCAGTCAAGACACCCATCTTGCTAAATAAATCAGCATTAGTTATCCTTGCCAATTTAAGCAACCACCACTTTGCCATCATTACTTATTGGAGACCATTTGACAATAAACCTTATTACTCCTGCAGTGACATTTGCAGTTGCACAAGTAAGGATAACATCTTGATTAACAATATATCTTCCTGTTACACTTGTAAGTTCAACGCTTGCATCACAAGAAGCATCATGCCAGATTTCATTAACATCAATGGTTGTACCAATTGTTTGAGCAAGTAAACCAGCAATATTTATTGCAGTTCCGACTTCAATAGTTGCACTTGCTCCTGTTAAACTTGTTTCACATAAAGCAATTATTGACATCTCAACAGTGCCAGTCACCGTGAACATAGTAACTGGATTGCCTGTACCGTCATAATCTCCTATTGCATTCGCTGTGCCACCGTCAAAAGTCACAGTTGTTTCAAGAGCCTTATACTGTGGCCAGAGATTATTTGTTAATTTTTGAACAGTATTAGTATCTACACCTAATCTTTCCAATGATTCTAATGGGTTTACCATATTTTTTCCCTCACTTGTTTTATGTCTCTTCCGTCTATGTTTTAGATAGACAAAAATAAAAAATAAAATCTTTATTCATAAAGTATTCTGCTGATTTTCTCATAACAAAGTGTCATGTCAGCGTCACCACTACTAAGCTGTTGAAGACCAACATAAGGTATGAAATCGACATCATTAGTCAAAGCAGAACTTATATAAATCTCAACATTGTTGATATAAAAGTGTGCCTTTCTGTCTGAGTCAATCTCGATTCTTAATTGATATTCTGTAAGAGCAGCAAGAGCAACGCCTGAATCAGTTGTAGTATCAGTTCCTGCAATGCTGGATATTATCTGCCAGTTAGTGTCAGGGACATCAGTGTCATACCTGAAAAATACCTGGTCGTCGTCAGTTGCAATCGTTGGCGTGTTAGTTAATTTAAGGCCTGCCCAGATTAATCTTGTGGCAACGCTTGCACCTGTTCTTATGGTGGCTTCCCAGATAACTTGGTTCTCAGTTCCCCATAGAACACCAGACCAAGCAGTCTGTTTTGTATCAAGGTGAGGCAATATAATAAGCTGGTCATTGTCAGCACTGCCAGTCTCCATCTTAACACCGCCTGCTACAGTATCCCAGCTAAAGTCTGCTATGTCTGCATTTGTACCTAAAATCTCGAAATCCCTATTAGCAACAACAAATTTTGCTAAAGCTGTTGCATCATCTGCATCAGGATCTATAACAAGAGCTGCATTCGCATCTGGTAATTTCGTGAAGAACTCTTCTAAATAGTATCTTCCTGGTGATTTTCTTACATTGCCGTTAAAAGATATGTCTTCACTGAAATCATAAGGTCCTTTTGTATAAGGTGGTGCAGCAATCTGCCCTCTTGGAATACTTCTAAATCCTTCTCCCATTTTTCTTTTCTCCCCGGGAACATATTTGCCCCTCTATATCTCATAGAGTGCTTTCACCAAACCGTTCCTGGTCGGTTTGATACAGTTGTTACTATAAAAATAAAAAAATAAGGTAAATTAATACCCGATTATGGTTATGTTATGGATTCCAGTTGTGATGGTTCCAAGCGTGATAATTCCCGTTGCAGGATCCCAAGTACTATCTTTGTCTGCTCCTGCATCATCCTGAACAAGAGTGTTAAGGATTTGAGTTATTGCCATGGCTTTCCCATCAGTTGCATCAGTCAATAGGTCAATTGTAAAACCTGTTGCTGTTGTAGCCGCACCTTGAATAGTGATTATTTTCAAATCACCACAATGCCCAACTTTCCTGAATGTTTCAGTAACTGCTGTCATGTTCTTTTACCTCCATCATGCAATGCCGTACATCTGTGAACAGCTTGCTTCGAATGTGTTTACTGGTGTTAAGTATTCTTTTAACAGGTAGACTTCCCCGTCTGCATCGGTGTATTTCTCTTCGTAAGTCAAGTCTTGAAGGACTGCCATAAAGATGTATCTCATGTCAAGGAACAAAATCCTTTTTGAATTTGCTGCGGTTGGCATATACCTGTCTTTGATGAACATTACATCATCGAACCCGAAAGCTCCTGGAATACCGAAACCAAGCATATCCTGAGAAGGGTTGATGTTTCTCTGGAAATCTTGCAGTAATCATTTGATGTAATTGTGCGTTGTCGCATCAGTTATTGCCAGATTCACATTACCGTTTGCATTGAAGGTTGTTGCCAATTCTGCCCTGATAAGAGGCAATGTTGGAAGTCCGCCACTCCTGTTTGTTGTGTTTGTGGTAATCAGTTGAATCATACCATTTGGTTCGTAAACAGTTGTGCTTGCATCACCATTGATAAGCGCATCTTCTTCAGCTTCATAGATAGATATTGTCTTCACGCTTAAGTCAAGCTGTGTAGGATCAATAAAACCCCTCATACCTGCGATTGCTGGTCCTGAAATGCTGCCTTTAGCATACAAGAACTTAATGGCTACAGATATTCTGTCATATGTATCTTCAACTGCACTAAGTGCTCCATTTTCAGCTGCCCAGAATGCTCCACCTTTTGCAGTAAGAGGAATGTAATCATATGTCAAACCTTTTACAGCTCTACGAGGAACCATTGCTCTGAATGGAAGTAACCTGCTTGTCCTGTCAACCACTGATGGGTCAGGATAAACTGGTACAAGTGCTGTTCCTGCAGTTCCTGCTCCGCCTGTCTGTGAATCTATGGAAACCTTGTTTATCTCGTAAGTAGATTTTGCGATTTCCATCCTTTTGTCTACTCTATCGAATGGATTATAATATTCCTTTGACATTCCACCGAATGAGTCTTTTCCGATAACTCCTGCATTGAACCTTGACTTGCAAAGTTCTTCACTGAAGCCATCTTCCCGATCTTTGAATATTGCTTTCATTGTAGTTACCTCATGTCCTCATTATAGGAAGTTTTCCTTCATCAAATGCTTTCTCTGCATCTAAATGAGTTTTTTCTGCTGCTTCATCAGCGATTTTCTGCTTTTCAAGAGACGATTTCTCTGCTGTTTCAACTTTCTTTTCTGCTTCCTGAATCTTTTTCTCTGCTTCTTCAGTCTTTTCTTCAGCTTCTTTTACTTTTTCTTCAGACTCTTCTTTTGCTGTCTCTGAATCTTCAACATCTTTTTTCAGTTTCGCTATTTCTGAGTCTTTTGTTTAAAGCTGTTTCTTAAAGTCAGCGATTTTTTCAGTATATTCGCTTTCTTTCTTTTCCACAGCCATGTCAATATCTTTCTGTGTAAGTTCTGTCATATTCTCACCTGCGTTTGTTTTAAATGATTTTGCCATAGCTAACATTGCACGACCATGACGATTACTGGGAATTGCCACAAAACTGGCTTCCAATAATTCTAAGTCTGTAAATGTCCTCATCACTTCACCGTCAATTTTGTTATCTTCATAT